TAGCATTGCCGCAGCTTTGTATGAATAACCTTTACGTCTAGCCTTAAGTACTACAATATGTTTATTAGTTTTCCTAGCTTTTTCTATTGCTTGAAAGTAATCATAATCCCCATCATAAAATGCAGGGAAAGTCCTTTCTCTTTGTGAATATTCCTCCCCAGTTATTGGGTCAACTACATCAACTACTCTATCTATTACACAATAGTTAAGATAAAAGTAATGAAATCCTGTAATATGAACACCATTTACCTCGTATCCGTACAGACATCTATGTTTTTCTTCATCCCAAAATTCATAATACCTTTTAGAGTTTTTAGTCTCATCAGTATAAAACCCTTTGGATAGGTAATTAGTAGATGCTGGGGAAAATAAATGAGTATCTTTAAATGCCATTATTCACTGTATTTGTTAGTGACAACTCCCCCACGATTTGGATTATCTTTTTCTGCTTGTTTTTTAACTAACTCTTCAAGTTTATCTAATCCTTCAACTACATCCCCCATTTTAGATAAATTAGCTACTAAATCTTTTGCTTGGTAAATTAGCCGTCCATTCTCATCCATTTCTGTTAGATCAATAGTAGCAAAATACTTCTCTAGTTTAGTAACTGATACTCTTGCAGCTTTAAGAAGTTTAATAGCATGTGTTTCAGATAATTCTTTATATTTGTCAATTCCTGCTTTAAGTTTTGGAGTTATTGCAATATTAAAATCTTTAATAAGAATCTCTTCTCTTTCATTTTGTTCATATGCAGCATAACTAGATCTATGGTCCACAAAATGATAAAGGAATGCTAATTCATTTTTAGTTAATTTACTAAACTCTGGGATTAGTAATGCATATGGAGATGGGAGTACTACATTCTCGCTTATTGTAAGTAAATCTTTCATAATTATTTAAGAGCTTGTAATTTTTCTAATTTACGCCTAGTTTTTTCATTAATATGAGCTATGCGTCCTTTTTTTGCATGAAATTTTCCAAAATATGATAGTCTAATTGATTGAAAACCAGGTTCTTTCATTATTTCAGCTACAAATTTAAATTGATGAAATACAATTTCTTCTATTGTATGTAAAGGAAGATTATGCTTGGTTGCTAGTTGTATTATTATTTTCTTCTCTTTTTTCATCAGATTTATTTAATGCTAATTTTTTACCACCTTCTCCTATTACAGTTTTAGGCCATTTATTAAGAGGACATACTGCTGTTTGTCTTTTAGCTTTTTTAAGCATTGGACATCCACACTCTGAACATTTAAAAGTATCTGTAATTGCTGGGCAGCTATTACAAGTTTCTATTCGCTTTTCATATTCTTCTTTTTGAGTAGGGGGACATCCTTCTTTAATGTAATCCCATGTATCTACAGAATAATTTTTAATCATTTGTAAAATATTCGGTTTGATCTTTTGGCTCATATTCTTCTATTTCTATTGCTAATAATTTTCCTTGTGAATCTTGAACGGTAATGATATAGTATGGAGGATTTTTAAATATCCATACTACTTTATTATTGTAATTCATCTGCTATTAAAGCTATTACTCTGTTTTGTTTGACTAACATAGGATTAAGTTTATAGTTAGCTTTATCTTTTATAATAGCTTTTTTATCTTTAAGTCTTTTAACGTAATTATTTAAAGTATTATGATCTTTAATTTCTAATATCTCAGCAATCTTTTTTTTATTAGTTGGGGAACAAAGATTACTATCTTGATTATTATCAATTAGAGCTGCAAGTACTTTAAGCTCATTTTCTGTGAGCTTGAATAACCCATTAAAAAATGAAAGATATTTAAAAGTAGTTTGTACTTTAATCTTGATCGGTTTCATTATTATTTAAATTTAAAAGTTCAATTTTAGCTCGTCCATCTATTAATCTAATCCTACAAGTTTTAGCGTGATTGTTAAACTCTTCTAAGTATTCAGAGATGTTTTCTCTAGTACATAAAAAAGATAAGAATACTTCTAATTCTTTGGCTGACTTAACTAAGGCTTGCTTTGTATCTTTTACGAAGAGTTCTTGATTACGTAACTCATCGTAATCTTTCAACGAGATTGTTACTGTACCATCCATGTAGTTTACAAATTAGTTGGTCCTTCTATAGTTTTAGATTGAGGGACTATACCAAGAATCATAAATTCATTAATTGCTGCATATCTTTTCCCTTCTATTTCAAAGAAAAATCCTTCAGCTGTTGGGTGAACTAAAACTTCATCCCCAACTTTAACTTGTGTACATTGTGGACCACATGCTACAATTGTAGATGTTGGTTTTTTAGCAGCCATTGCTGCACCTTCTGATAATAAGATTCCGCCTTCTGTTTCTCTTACTGACGGATCTGGAACAACTACCCAATCACGAGTAGGATTAAAATTAATTGCATTCATATTAGTTGTGTTATGACTGCAAATATAAGTAAAACTTTTACATAACAAAAAACTTTAGAACAATTATTGTACTGGTAACCACAGTAGCAATCTGAAATGCCCTAAGTCTATTAGATTTAACTTCTAAGTCTCTTTGTAATTTTCCAATTTCAAAAGCTTGTTTATCTACCTTTTTAGATAAATTTAAAAGAGATTCTTGAAGTTTTTCATTGCTCTCCATTAATGCTTGAGTTAGTTTAAAAGAATCCATTTGTTTAGTTTTTAAATAATCTATTTCTATTTCTTGCTCTTGAATTATAAAATACAATATTTTCTTTTCCTCTAATAACTGAAGAATTTTAGTTTCTTGATCTTTAGTCAAGACTATCTCCCCAGAGGGTGTCCTTAAAATGTTCTGTCCAAAGACTGTCTCTGAATTTAGAGTCAGCAGTAGGAATAAACTTAATAACTTTATTAACTTCATCTTTTTTCTTTTTTATAATTACTTTTTTTTCTTTTAACTGAATTAAATGTAAACTATCTACTAATCTTAAAGAGTCTACTAATCCTTTTAATTTTAAATTTTCTACTTCTAATTCTGTTTTTGTATAATCTAATTGTGGTTCAATAGGTTTATATTTAGGAGTGGTAAATAATGCTAATAATATTAATATTGCAATAACTATTAGCATGCTAAAAATTGCAATCTTTTCAAGTTTTGATAATTCATCATTGCTCATTTGAATCTGGTATTTGAGAGTTTGATTGTTGAGGATTTCTAGCTTTAATAATATTCTCAGCGGCTGTTCCTCCAAATCCTGTAAGTACTATTACAACAAGCCAACTATAAATATAATCTGGAGTTTTAGCATCTGACATTGTACTGACAAAAGCAAGAATTATAGCTGCTATTAATGTTACTCCTGACCCTACTCTTTTAAATGAAAGATTCCCATCTGCTGAGAATATACTATGCATCATTTCTTTAAAATTCATTTAATAATGTATAAGTAAATTTGTTAAGTCCTGATAGTTTACATTTATTAAGTAGATAATCAAATTGAACAGGATCATTAAGTACTTGACATCCAGCACTCCATTTATCTATAAATTTAGATATAAGTTTTGGGTTAGCTCTATGTATATTAATACCAAATAAACCAGTATCTAACTTTCCTTGTTCCTCTGCTATTGTATCTTTATCAGCATCTCTATAAACAGTAATAGGGGCACATTGAACTAAAGCTTCGTATTTACCTTGATGCATTCCAACTTTCCAACTATCTACATATTGCCCAGGTTTTAAAACTGCTGCACCTTTTGGATTAAGTAAATTTAATAACCAGTGTGTCCCAGGATTAGTAGTACAAGAATACCATGCTACATATTCCCCATCTATTACTCCTATCAAATCATCAAATTCATTTTTAACATTAGCATTAGATCTAATACCAACTAAATGAAATTTAGGGAATTGGTAATTATGCTTAGCAAATTCTGCTTTAAGTTCTATTATATTATATTTTTTCATATTTATAGAATTGTAGTAAACTTAAATTATCTATTAAATAAATAATTTAATTTCAAAATAAATAATTTTAGAGTATGTTCCAAATGATACTAATGCTAGAGTTCCTGCAGTTATTCGTTGAATAACAAAATCATATACAATATTAGTAGTAGTACTAGATCCACTTTCAGATACACTCATTATATTTACATGGGTATTACCAGAATCAGCCATATTTAAATATGCTATACATGAACTATATCTAGCAGTATTACCTGGAACTGAAAATGCTAAATATAATTGAGATCTTGCTCCTGCAAGTTTATTAATAGTTACATTAGTATCTGGATATCCAGTATCATTACTAATTATTGTTACTGTTTCAGTATTACTTGCTGTAAAATTTATAAATCCTGCAATAGATTTATATCCAATTGTAGTCCCTGTTAAATCGTTAAGATGCCAAACTTTTGCTGGACTATTTTCAAATGCTGTTTTTCCAGCAGCATTATAATTTTTTGTTGTAATTCTAGCCATTTTATTTTTTAATTTTCTTTAATTTTAGCTCTTATCAAAAGATGGTCTTTCTCTTGTTCAGCAGCCATTATTCCTAATATTCCTCGCAACTCCTCATACGTAAGTTCCATAACAAGCTCATCATGCTCATTATAAATCTGCATTAAATAGTCAGTAACTTGAACTTTAGGGGTATAATTATCCTCTGTGTTTAAGATATCATTCCTATTAACTAATATTCCAGTATAAAGAATTGTCATAGAACAAAGTTAATATTTATTTTTTATTATTGTCTTTAAACTTTGAATTAATTTTTGCAATATTTATTATTACTAATCCTACTATTGCAAGTAACATAACAATAATTCCCATAATTGTTTGATTTTTAATAAGTTAAATTAAATCTGAAATGAACACATTTATCCCCTTAGTGAGTTTTTGTGTTAATTAAAGAGTTTAAAGTCCTGCCGTCTTAAGCCTTCGGTGGAACATTTCTTTCAGCCTATAGTTATAACCCACCCCAGGACTTTTATCTCTTTAACCTTTTCACGAACTATTGGGGACAACTCCTAATGCCTATGTCGTAATGGATTGGTTACCTGTTCAGCGAGCATTATTAGAACCCAACTTCTGACCCTTTACTTACTATTCTAGCCCTCAAGGGTGATCGTTAGTGTTAACGGTTCGTGGTACAAATATATGACATTACCCTTGACCTCTGCTAATTTTTTTGTAATTTTTTGAAGATTTAATTTTAGAGTACTTGCATTTACTATGAATTCCAGGTCTTTTCCTTTTAGGTTTAGCTACAAACGTAGTAGCCGATTGTTTTATTCTAGCCATTGATATTTTAAATTAATTGTTGAGTTTCAAAAATAGCAATAAAGTATGAGTTATTTATCATTAAGTTAAGAAATAGGATTTAATGACTGATATATCATACTTTAATGTGATATTAATTTTTATAAAAAATTTTTTTGGGGTAAAAATTTTTTTATGGGAAATTTTTGAGAGAGGATTCCTACGCATTCAGAGACCCCCGCTAAGTTTTGGGATAAAGATATCCCCCATAAATTCATTTCAATCATTTATTATGAGCAAACCAAGAAAAGGAGCTACGGCTCCAGCGGTCGAGACTACTCCCGCATCTGCCACATCAGGGATGGAGGCAGCAGCAACTTGTGCACTCTGTAAAACAGAGGACAAAATTACTGGACTTATTCTTTCTACGAAAGAACGCGTCAAACCATCATTTGCCATTGAGAATGGCAAAGTGATGTTTAAAGGCTTTAAGAGCCTTGACGCACAGTTTGGGACAAAAGATGATGAGCAAGTTGCATTCTTTTCTCCAAAATTAATTGGAGAAGAAGAATTTGCAGCATTGCTTGCTGGTTGTTACGCAGCAAACATTGTGATTAACTAAAAAAGGGGAACTTCGGTTCCCTTTTTTTAAAAACCTAAAAGGAAATATACTGGGTTTTGCGTCGTAACTCACTGATTAATAAATGAATAGATGAATTTATGTGTGATTTCATAGGGAAGACTTCAAGATATGAACATGGTCCAACACCTATCGAATCAACAAGTGGTGTAAACTAAAACTACATAAAAATAGTTAATAATAGTTTATACCACTAATCTTATTATCAGTTTAATTCCACTGATAATTATATAGGGTGATGACCTACATCAACTAAATTCAATTGTGCTAGGGCAGAAATCCTTGGCCGCAACTTGTAAGACTAACCAATAATGTCTTACATACTTTATTTTGGCAATAGAAAGGACGTGATATGCGTCGTATTCCTAAGCATGAAGACAAACTGCTTAACTTAGTATCGGCACTCTTCCTTTAACCGAGTGTCTATCCAGTAAGCTGCTGGCGTGGGACTGTCCAGTATAGTTACAAGACAGTAGGGTTTGGTCTATTACCCTATATACAAAGACCTATCTAATGCACCATAACTCACTTCCCAAGGGTGAGCAGTATGTGACCACGTAGTGTCTTAACTTATCTGTGATGTAGTAATACAAGATAAGCATACTGAGTGCAGAGGGGATATAATAACTACAACATTATGGGAGCTAGCCGAATGGGGCGAATTCTCACTGAGGCATTGGAAGGTAAGTTTGTGTGTAATTCATGCTAAGAAAGAAGGATCGCAACCTTCGGCTTATGATAAATGTTGTAGTTATTTCTTTTGAATTATTAACTAAAATCAAATACAAATGGAAGAACAATTTCTTTTCTTTTACATCAACAATGGTGTAGAGTGTGTTACTAACTCTGAAATAGTAGCAATCAAACGTGCCGATATTAATACATCAATTTACAAACAACAATTATGAATCATTTAAAAAATGCTTTTATTACTATGATTAGTATACTAATTGTAGCTTGTGCCAGCTTTATGTTCATACCAACTATGGGTATGATTGTAACATTCAGTACTAATACATACTTCGAATTAATTTATGGAACATGTATGGTGCTAAACACAATAATATCAATTATTATAACTATAAGCTATATAGCTGTAGAATATGATTAAGATATTAAACCAAATGAAAGTGTGATATAATGTCACGCTTTCATTTTAACATTTAAAAAATCAATTAAAAAATAAATCAAATGAACGCACAAGCAGAATTTCTACATCACATTATGAATTTACCTAATGTTAAAGCAGTTACTATCTTACATGATAAAACTGGATATGGTGATGATATTGATCAAATAACTATATGTAATCTATATGAAGGATTTACTGATGAAGACTTCACTAAGTTTATTGAAAGTTTAGACTTTGACTATGATCATAGTTATGGTACTCAACATTTATTTGGTAAAATTTGGTATGAAGACGACTCTTGGTCAGATCGTTACGAATATGATGGGTCAGAGTGTTGGGATTACAAATCCTGTACGAAAGTATGGCATTTTAGTGTGAATGATTATCGTCATCATTAATAATATTAAACAGAGTTAATCTCTGTTTTACTAATGCAGCTATTGTAGAAATACAATAAGAGTCCAAAGCCTCTATAAATGCAGATGGGTAAATCATTAATTAATAAACAATTTAAACATTTAAAAAAATCATGAAAAAGTTTAACAAAGAAGTAAGAGTATCAGTTGATGCTGATCAAATTGGACAATATCTATTGTCATTAACAAACCAATCTGCAAATGCTGAAGCATTTATTGAAGCTGTAGTAGGCTATGGCATTTTTAAAGATACCATTGGTGGTATATTTATGAGTGCATTAACAGGTAAATCTCCAGAAGCAAAATTTGCTGTTGGAGATGAGTGTATATCTACTGACCGAGTTTATGATTACAATTCAGAAACTGATAAATCAGACTATAGAGATATGGGATTATGTAAAATAATCAATATTAATATATATGCTGAAGATCAATATGAAGTTGAGTATATCAGAATGTATAAAACTGGTCCAAGTGTAAATACTGAATGGGTAAATGTTAACAAATTAACATTGATAGCTAAAACAGAAAACTTAGATATCATTTAATTAAAATATAAAACAAACTGTAGGTTAATCTCTGTCCTACAGTTTGTTTTTAATTAATAAAACAGAGAATAAAAACCGTTTAAAATCATTTAACAAAATGAAAAACACAATCAATTCAGGAGACTTGAGTTCTCTAACAGTAGGTCAAGTGCTAATGTTACAAGCACGTAAAGTAAAAGGTAACAAAATTCAAATCGAGTTTGCAGAAGTAATTGACAGTGGACGTACAATTAATCCTTTAGGATTATTTAATAAGTCTGATGATCGTTTCTCTTCAAGCAAAGCTCGTCGTGCGTGGCTCACAGCTGAGTCTAAAGACGCATCCAAATTGCTAGGGATAGATTTCTCTGATAATGCAGATTGGAGCACAGATCAACTTGGAAATGAGGTATTAGAACTCAATGTTCTAAACCCAACTGTTGATGTAAATGGCACTATTCATTCATTGAAAGTACAAATTACAGAAACAACAACTCCAACTGAGTATCAAGCTGCTAATTTACAAACTGCTGCAAAGCGTAAAGGTAAAGATGGTGCTTTTATTACTCACCAAGGTATGTATGTATTTGCTAACACACAAGTTGTGTTTGACAAAGCAAATCATACATTACTTGAAGCAGATGTTACAACAACTACAAGCAAGGGAATTCCTGCAGGTGTTGATTTGAACACTGGAGAGTTATTTAACTAATAACTCAAATCCCCTGTAACTGAGTTCATAGCAAGGAGCGAAACCTTGCAGGGGAACTAACAAGTAATTGTAATGTACACGCAGCCTGATAAATAGACACAATGCTGTTGAATAATCGGTAAAACTGGTGTAAGATGAAATAGGTTATGTACATAAGTGCACATTGTGTACTGTAAAACACGCAGTTCCTATCATTACAATTACTTTCTTATTCCATTTGCTCTTAATAATGAATGATCCAAATTGCAACACTAAAAGTCCCTATTTAATGGAAGTAGGGACTGTTGCAATAAGGAAAATAAAAAGCGCAGAAACTTGGAAATATACCGATTTTGAAAGTTTAACAATTAAAAACAAATAAGTTATGGGAAAAATGAAAAGGATCAAAGAAATATCAAATGATCCAATTGCAGCACAAGAGTTTATAAGACTTACAAATCTTGCAGAAACTCTTAACAAAGAGTCATTTACATTTCAATATGAAAATGTAAAGACTCCAATCGCACGAGTTATGTGTGCATTTATTAAAGAAGAATTAACTAAAGATGATTCATATGACAGAGAAGCAAAATTGTAAATACACAATAGAATTATCTGAAGAACAGATGAGATTAATTGCTGCCTGTCTCGAAGATTTAACTAGATTTGCTTGCGGTCAATGGAGGTTACAATACACTATTGAAAACATGGTGAAAGGACTTCCATTTGATGAGCAAATTAGAAGAAGGGATGATGCTGAAGAACATTTGAAACAAGCTAAACGAATCTTAATTCCACAATTTGTAGACAATCAAAGCTATGGGTATAACGGAACTGAGTTTATTGGGAATGTTTATCAGATTTATCGTACAATTATGCATCAGTTAGCAATAGATCATAATTGGGATAATGTGTATTCATCTCCTGCATTACCATCAGGTACAATGGGGGCAATTAAAATTAACAAAATAGAAGAATAATTATGAAAAAGATAACAATAGATGGTGTTGACTATCAGTTAACTCCTATTCAAAAACAAAAATCATTGATTCTTAAACAGCAATTCAACTTTGAAATTCACCCTGATGAATTGGGTAAAATGACTTGGGATGAAGCAGTTGAAGCAGTTAAAAAGTTAGGTAATGGATGGAGATTACCTACTATACTTGAATTGCATTTGATTTACAACAGTGAATTGAAAGATAACTTCAAAACTGATGATTATTATTGGTCCTCGTCGGAGTACGATTCCAGCCTTGCATGGGAATTCTACTTCTTCAATGGCAGCACCAGCGGCTACAATAAGGACTACGGCAGCTACGTTAGGGCTGTTCGTGATTTAACTATTTAACTATTAAAACTATGACACCAAAAGAAAAAGCAGAAGAGTTAGTCTATAAGTTTGATGATATTATGGAGTTCTCTACACCTCAAAGATTTGCTAAGCTATGTGCATTGGTAGCAGTAGATGAGATATTGAAACTAGAATTACAGGAGGTGTACCAAAACATAGATTATTGGCAAGAAGTAAAACAAAAAATTGAAAAGCTATGAAAAAACAAACAGCGGTTGAATGGTTAGTTACAGAATTAAATTCAGAAATCAATTACATCCCTATTGTTCAATGGGACAGAATAAGAGATTTAGTTCAAAGAGCCAAAGCAATGGAACGTGAGCAGATTATTGAAGCTTTTGGTATTGGTTGTCAAGTTGAATCGAAAAGATTAATTGGCTATCACGATATGGCTGAACAACACTACTTCGAAACATACGGAAACCATAATGGTGATGTCAACAAAATGGTAGGAGGTCAAGATGAAAAAATGCTTTGATTGTCAACGGACATATCCGTTATTTATGTTCTTTAAATCTAAAATGAAATATCAAAGACCTAATGATTATGGAGTAGTCAAAGTATGCAGAATCTGTAATTATAAAAAATGGTCAAAAGATATGTCAACTTGGATGTATGATTTTAGTATTAACAAATTTCAATTAGTAAAATTTAAAAACAAATGGGAGATATTAAAGAACGTATTAAAGTAGAAGAATTAGATGTAGAAACAGCACAAAGATTATTACTTTTAAATCTTGTAATGTGGAGTATGCAAACTGTGCATGCAGTAGATGCAGTAGAATCAGTTGGATGGGCATTTAATCATAAAGTTAAATATCATGCTAAACAATTGGTTGCTGAAATACTTAAGCATCATGGTAAAACAATACATCAATTATGGGATAATACAGATACAACTATTCCTCAAGTTGTAGAATATCTTGATCAATACACTAATCGTATGGCTAATACAGGATATTGGATGCTGCCAGAATTAATTGATTATATTGACAAAGCAAAAGAAGAATATCAAATGAAAATAGCTAATGATACATCTAATTAATTTTAATGATTCGCTAATTGAATATGATCATCCTAACATTAAACGTAGTGAATGGGATATTATGTTCGATTATATACACAATAACAGTGAAGTTGTGTATGGCGTAGACACTGAAACATCTGGATTTAGTTTTGTTTCTAAACAGTTATTAATGTTGCAAATAGGGGATATGAAAGAACAATTCATTATTGATTGTCGTAATCCAATATCCGATAGAGAAATGCAACTGATTAAAATATTTTTAGAATCAGATAATTATGTCAAGATATTTCACAATGCAAAGTTTGATTACAAATTTCTTAAGAAGAAGTTTAATGCTAGTACTGATAACATCTTTGATACGTATTTAGCCGAAAAGATACTAAACTGTGGGAAAACAGATTATGGGTATGGACTTGGCAAAGTAGTAGAAAGATATACTGGCAATACACTTAATAAAGAAATACGAGGGAGGTTTACTGACACACATTCTACTCCATTTACTATTGACCAGATTATTTATGGAGCTAAAGATGTTGAGTATCTAATAGATATTAGAGAAAAACAGTTAGACTTTATTAATTTGCAAAAACTCACAAATGTTTGTAAGTTAGAGATGAAAGCTACTAGAGTTTTTGCAGAGATAGAATATGAAGGATTAATAGTAGACAGAGAAGCATGGGATAAATTGAAAGACATTAACATAGAAGCAGCTGGTAAAGCTGAAGTAATTCTACAAGAATATGCTTACAATCTCCCAGAGTTAGTAAAGTATAGAGAAACTCAATTAGATTTGTTTGCAACTGAAGAAGTTAAGCGAACAATTATTAATTGGGATTCTCCCTCTCAAGTACTTAAAGTATTTAAAATTTATTTTCCTGAGATTGAAGATGTTAACGGAAAGAAACTTAATCCTTACAGATATAAAAGCGAGTTAATAGACGTTTATATTAAGTATAAGGAAAAGTCTAAGTTAGTATCAGCATTTGGAGATAACTTTTACAATTATGTAGAGGAGGATGGGAAAATCCACACTAATTTCCAACAGATATTAGACACTGGGAGAGTATCCTCTAGTGAACCTAATATGCAACAGATACCAGCAGATAATTTGTATCGTAATTGTTTCATCCCTCCTAAAGGATATGTTTTTGTATCTAGCGATTATAGTTCTCAAGAACTAAATGTAATTGCTTATGGTAGCCAAGATCCTGTATTCTTAAAGGCATTAGAAAACAATGAAGACTTACACTCTGTATGTGCTGAGTTAGTATTTGGAACTAAATGGATTGAAGCAGCAGACGAAGACTGTGCATACATGAAGACAAAAGAAAAGTGTGAATGTAAAGCGCATAAGAAACTCAGAACACAAGTTAAGACAATTAATTTTGGGTTAGCTTATGGTATGGGACCTAAGAAGTTAAGTGAAACTATTAACTCAAGTCAACAAGAAGCTAAGAATCTTATTAAAGATTACTTTAAAGCCTTCCCTAAGATTGAGAAGTTCCTTAATAATTTAGGTGAGTTTGGGAAAAAGAATGGGTATATAGAAACATTTCCTCCATTCAAACGCAAAAGATGGTTTGATAACTGGACACCAAAGATGTATAGTGAAAGAGAAAACTTTATGGAACTTGGAAGTATTGAAAGAGCTAGCAAAAACACACCAATACAAGGTAGCTCAGCAGATATGACTAAGTTAGCATTGGTTTATATCATGCAACATATCGAAGATAATAATCTCCCAATTAAGATTGTTATGACAGTACATGATCAGATAGATACAATTTGTCCTAAAGGTTTCGCTGAAGAGTGGAAATCTCAAATGACAGAGTTGATGGAGAAAGCAGCATTAGCTGTAATTAAAAACGGACTTTTAAAGTCTGATACAAATATTACTGAAAAGTGGAGTAAATAAATTTATATGCGAAAGGGTATAATTTTAACAAAAAAGTTAATAATTATATGCGATCGGGTATAAAAGTTTATTAAATTTGTGACAACTCACTTTATCGTAGTTTTTTTGATTTTGTATTTTGTTTTGATTAAAAGGGTTTACAACGGTAGACCCTTTTAATTTTTGTTATGTAATCTTTAAATTAAATTATATGTATTTACAAACAACAACAGAAGCTAATGAATGCTTCGCATGCGGTCACTATTTCCATTCTATTACTTATGTACATAATATTGTACATGGATTATGCTCTCAATGTAATGCAGAATTACTACAAATTTCAAAAGAAGAAAAACAATTTAATTACGAAAATGATGAAACAGAATTTGAATTTTAAACCAATTGATGTAGATTTGTCTTGGCCTAAACAAAAACTCCAAATACAGAGTTCCGTTTATCCTGATAGAGAATACAGTTTTAATGAGTTAGCAACTCTTCATGCTGAAGGTGGTAAGCAAACTAACTTAGAACGTATGCAAAACAGTAGTAAGCCATTTAAAGTTAATTTATTAACAGCTTTAAGATATGACAAATTTTAATTTACCTGAAGGTGCAAATCAAGACCCATTAGCACCATGGAATCAAAAGACTAAATTATGTAGATATTGTGATGAACAAGATATTAAAGATCTTCTTTGGTCACAATTTGCATTAGAACCTTTTGAAGAAGATGAAATTGAAGAATTAGTAGAACAACATTTGTCAGAATATCCATTATGTAGAAGTTGTGCTAAAGAAGAATACTATGACTACACAGACGAAGACTAGAATGTCAAAACGAGAAAAAGAAGCTTTTGCAGCTGAAACTTTAATCAATGCTATGATGCAAATCGCAGGATATGAATTAACTGCACATGATTTAGCAGCAGAAGCAAAGACAGTTGAAGGCAAAGAATGGTATTCTAAATATACTATGACTCGTGAGCAAGAACAGAAATGGATGGAATGGGGAGCAGAATATTTAAGGAAGTTTCTTAAACAAAATCGTAGACAAGCTCATTTGAATATGCAAATGATGAATTTAGCTTATGGTTTAAGAATACACCCAAGACCAGAGCAAGAGCAAGATTAAAACGTGATGCAGATGGAATGTTAGGTAGCTCCTAACACCCACAGTTGAGAAATACTATACGTAAAGGCGCCCAAACGTATTGACGTAGACACTGTGTTTCTGCATCACAACATAGTCAGGTGGCTGAAACGGTAACAGCGCAACGAAACTCTTAGGGTTGTTGGCCAAAACTTACAGGTTCGAATCCTGTCCTGACTACAAACTTTTAAAAACAAAATAACTTATGAATGAAAAAGAAATCTTAAACCTATGTAATCAGGTCAATGCAGCTTATGCAAAAATTACAAGAAGAAAAGGGTTAGAACATGTCCCAAATGTTCATGAAATTCAAGAAGAACTAAATAAACAAAACAAAGATGCCTGATATAACAATGTGTGAAGGGACTAATTGTCCTGTATCAACTAAATGTCATAGGTTTACAGCAAAACCTGATGAGTATCAATCTTACTTTGCTGATGCACCTGGAAAAATGAAAGATGGAAAATTTACCTGTATTTATTTCTGGGGTGAACAAGCTCAAGGTATTTGGAAACAACTTAATGATATAGTAAAAGGAGAAGAAAAATGAATAATTATTATGTAATAGAAAAACTTGGTCAGAGTGTTGAGTATATCATTACGGAAGCAGATACTGATGATGGTATTATGTATCAATTACACCGTAGTCTTAATGAGACGTGGTCTGAAGATTCTAAAGGTGAATTACTTATTACTATGATTAATGATGGTAATGGTTATAAGTTTAAGTGGAAACAAGAAGAAAGAAAACGTCTTGGTTATGATGAGGTAGAACACTTATATATTCTCATCAACCATATACGTAGAACTGAAGATCAAACTTATTATAATATTTGTCAATATGTATAACAAAATGCAAACAGTTTACAAAAATAGTGAAGGTATAGAGATCATTATGACCTATAATAAAACTGAACAAAGTATTATGTTAATTGGTAATTTTGAATACAATATTACTCAAGATATGTATGTTGCTAAAGATAATGATGGTAAAGTACTTATGATTGATATCTTTGGAGGACCATGTCTTTATGCTCCTGCTATTTGGGGAGTAGGAGATGAGAAAGAATCTTCTACTGATTTAGGTAAAATTGATGAAATATTTCAAGGATTATTTATTAATAAAATAATAATTAATGATGTTACTAGTGCAATTAAATTAATAGTTAAAAAAGATGAAACTGACATTACAGCAAAGCTTAGAATTAAAGAATACAGAACAGAGGAAAGCACTGCGAGCATGGCAGTCAAATAACTTTATCGGGTCTGTATTTGCAGGTACTGGTTTTGGAAAGAGTAGAGTTGGAGTATTAGGAGCTGGAGAAATCCTTAGAAAATGGGGAGGTAAAGCTTTAGTTTTAGTCCCAACTACACAATTACAAGATCAATTTAAATTAGAATTTGAGAAATGGGGTTATCAAGATATCTTAGATGATGTTGAGATAGTGTGTTATCAATCAGCTTGTAAGTATGAAAACAAGCATTATGAGATTATAGTAGCAGATGAAGTACATCTAGGGTTGTCAGATGTTTACATTCAAGCTTTTACTAATAATACTTATAATAAGCTGCTTTGTTTAACAGCAACGCCTCCAGAAGATCCATTATATTTAGTTAGATTACAAAAGCTAGCCCCTGTTGTATATCAGATTACTATGGATCAATGTGTTAAAATGGGTTTAATTAGCCCTTATGAAATTTATTGTATACCAGTTGAACTAACTGATGAAGAAAAGAAAGAGTATAATAAAGCAAATCAAACATTTGTATTCTATAAATACAAGTTGGGTCAGTTCGATGCTTTTAATGAAGCAAATGCGATACTTAAGAACCCAAAAGGGTACTCTCCTGAGGAGTACACAAGTGCATTGATGTTTTATAAAGCTATTCGTGATAGAAAAGATGTAGTTCAAAAGGCATATAACAAAATTTTATATGCAAGTCAATTAGTAGGATATCATAAAGATAAGAAAATCTTAACCTTTGCAGGTAATAATGAGTTTACTGATGGTATTTACGCAGAAGTCCAAAAATCGCATGGAGATATCGTTAGAGTATATCACTCCAAATTAGGGACAAAAGCTCGTAAACAAGCTTTAAATGACTTTAAAACTGGTAAAGCAAATGTATTATGTTCTACTAAAGCACTTAATCAAGGATTTGATGTATCTGATGCAGAGATAGGAATTATCTGTGGATTGGATTCAAAGAGTCTGTCAATGATACAAAGAGTGGGACGATTGTTACGATTAAGCCCAGACAAAATTGGAAAAGTTATTATATTATACGTACCTAACTCTCAAGAAGAGAAATGGTTGAAAAGTAGTATACAAAGTTTTAACAATATTGTTTGGATTGATAAACTTTCTTCTTATATTTGTATTGAGAATCAAGAATCAGTATAACAAAATTTAGTATGATTGAAATTAATACTGATCTTCTGAAGCAATTAGGAATAACTGCAGATGAATATGTTTTTCTGATCTTGACTTATCGCAAAGAAAGCTTAGAAAATTTAAAGTTAATTGTTGACCTAACCAAATTACAAGAAGCAGGGTATGTCAAACTAGGAGAGGAGGATGAGATACATTTAAGAGAAGGATTCTTGCAGTATATTGCAAGTTCTTTTGATAGAATGTGGCACGGACTCCTCTCCACATACCCTCTCAAAGTTTATGCTAATGGTCAAACTAGAGTTTTAAGAGCTAAAGATCCAGATTCTAAAGCTAATAGCAAAGCTAAACTTAAGTATCAAAAAATTGTAGGGACTGATGTTACTAAACATGAGCACATTATTAAGTGCCTAACTAGAGAATTACAATTGAGAAAACAAGGTAACGGCTTAGCATTTATGCAACAATTAGAAACATGGCTCAACAACCATTCATGGGAAAAGTATAGCGATTTAAGTGAAGATGGAAAATCAACAACAGAATCCGAAGGACGGATTACAAGGAAACTCTAAGATAAGTGAGTTTAGGCATATTAAAGATGCTGTTGCAAAGTCTATTAATGAAGTTAAGAATGCAAAATCTGGTAAGAGAATTGTATTCCCAACTAAATGGCCTAGACTAAACAAACAATTACTTGGAGGATTGCAACCAGGGAAGATGTATGTTATTGCTGGACGACCTGGCGTAGGTAAATCAGCGTTTAGTAATCAATTGTTATTTGATCTTTTAGATACCAATAAGTCTGCTCCTATAGTAGTACTTTATTGGACCTTTGAGATGCCAGATTATCAGCAGATTATGCGTGCTGCTTCTAATGATGCAAATCTAAAGTTCTCTCAACTTTATTCCGTAGATAAGCCATTAGAAGATGCAGAGTTATCTCGTTTTGAAACTGCAGCTAAAAAGTATGAGAATTACCCTATTTACTTCTGTTCTATCCCACAGAACATGAATAAGATTAAAGAGACTAATAACAAAGTAGCAATGAAGTATCCGTACCATACTATTGTTAACTTGTTAGATCACTCACGTCTTATTCTAGGATCAGAAGATTCAGAATTGCAAAAGCTTAATACAGTATCAAAAGCCTGTATGTGGATGCAATCTAAAATGGGGTCAATAACCATACTATTATCTCAGTTAAACAGGAACATCGAGCAAGAGTTCCGAGCAAAGAATCAATATCAACCATTACTTACCGATTTGTTTGGTGGTGATTCTATTGGTCAGGATGCTCACGTAGTTATCATGCTACAAAGACCGTATGATTTGTATGGCATTACAGACAAGTATTGTGGAGAAGATCCAATTAACTTACTGGCATGTCATATAGAGAAAAATCGTGATGGTTTATTGGGTATGATTCCCTTTGAAACTAATTTATCAACATTTACAATTCAAGAAAGATGATTCAATTACCTACAGAAAAAGTTGCAGCGGCTAGAAAAAGCCCTAAAAACTTAGTAGTGTATGGACAGCCTAAAGTGGGTAAGACAACAGCGATAGCCAAGCTGGATAATTGTCTTATTATCGACTTAGAGCGTGGTTCAGACATGGTAGAAGCGTTAAAGGTTCAAGTTAGTAACCTAAAAGAACTAACAGAAGTTGGCAAAGCTATTATGGCAAATAAAAAACCATATAAGTATATTGCTATTGACACTCTTACTCAATTAGAAGTGTGGTGTGAAGCAGAAGCTAAAGAGCTTTACAGACAAACTCCTATGGGTAAAAACTTCGACTCTGATAATAAAGGGTTGTCAGTACTTTCATTACCTCAAGGTGCAGGTTATTTGTATCTAAGAATGGCTGTTAAAAAATGGATGGATAGACTAGAAATGCTAGCAGACCATATCATTTATATTGGTCATTTAAAAGATAAAATGCTCGACAAGAAAGGTAAAGAAGTAGCAAGTAAAGATTTAGATTTGACTGGTAAAATCAGAAACATTGCATGTGCAAATGCTGATGCTATCGGACTTATCTATCGTGAAGGAGATAAAACAATGATTTCATTCGATTCTAGCGAAGACATTAATGCAGGATCAAGATGTGATCATTTGAAAGGCCAGAAGATGGAACTGGATTGGAATAATATTTTCATCGATTAATTAAAAACAAAATAAATTTTATAAAATCAAATACAATGAGTATTGAAGCGAGAGTAGAAGCTACTGTAACTCCAGTAGCACAAACAACAGAAACAATTAAATTGACAGTTTCTGGAATTTTAGCAGATTTGGATAACGGATTAGACCGTGAAAAGATTGCTACTAAATATGGAT